TAAAATGTCTTCAACGTCCAATCTTGGAATTTTTTTTGGTAGCGGCGTTCCAACTTTATCGGCTGCACAAGGTTCCATTTATATTCGTACTGATGGTTCCTCAGTTGCAACTCGTATGTACATTAACACTAACGGTTCCACAACATGGACCAACGTAGTAACGGCGGCATAACATGGCAAACACATACACTTGGGATATTGTAGAGTTGCAAGCCTACCCATCACATGAAGGGCAAACAAATGTTGTTGTGGCTGTTCATTGGGTTTTAACTGGTACAGATGACGTTAATACAGCCTCATTCAGAGGTGTCCAAGGGATTTCATTTAATCCTAATGGTACATTTACTGCCTATGAAAATCTTACCAAAGATCAAGTTCTTGCATGGGTTAATGAATCTCTTGGAGAAGATGGCATATTACAGGCCCAAGCTGATATTGATTCTCAATTGCGTTATATGGCAAGCCGCCCTGTTAGCAATCCAGTTCCTTGGAGTGCATGATGATTATTGATTGGCAGCAAATTGCAAACATCTTGATCACTGTGGGTTTTGGCGCGGTAGGCTGGTTTTATACTCAGATCCAACGCGATCATGACCAGAGCCGTCAGTGGATTAATGACATTCGCATTGAACTGCCAACAAAGTACGTCAGCAAAGATGACCTAACTAACCATCTTAACCGCATTGAAGCGATGTTAACCAAAATTTTTGACCGGTTGGAACAGAAGGTTGATAAGCCATGAGCACGACAACAAATACCGGCTTAAACCAACCAGCATATAATAGTACGTCTCCAACGTGGGATCAGCCGTTAAATTTTAACGAGACAATTCTTGATGCTGTCTTTGGAAACACAACTTCTGTTGCTATGCCTACGGGGGCTTCTGCTACAACTACATTGACGGGGCCAACATCAACTGGGTCACTGGGCCAAACTCAGGCCATGCGTATTACGTTGACTGGATCTTTGTCGGCTAACCAAGTATTGCAGTTTCCATCTGGCGTAGCTGGCCGTTGGATTATTTACAATACAACATCTGGTGCGTTTTCAATAACGGTATCATCCGCAGGCGGTGGAACTGCTGTTTTGGCCCCGCAAGGTTATAATGTCTCTATTTATTCTGATGGAACAAACATCCGTTATACTGACGATGGATTGACCAATAACTTTTCTACATTGACGGTGCTTGGCAATACCTATCTTGCTACGTCTTCTGGAAATGTTAACATTGGAACAACTTCAGCTACAGCTGGCGTTAATCTTTTAACCAGTTCCAATATTACTGGCGCTACGACAGCATATGCTCATTTGAATAACGGTGTTGTGCAATCTTCAGCATCAAACGCGGGTTTGGCGTATGCATCAACCATATCTGTAGCCGCAGGTGTTACCACTGCAGAAGTTGACCATTTCTGGGCTTTCCCTAATGCGGGAGGCGCTGGGTCAACTATTACAAATCAATACGGTTTTAATGCGACAGCATCGCTTGGAACGACTGGCGCTACTACTATTACCAACGCTTACGGGTTTTATGGTGCGCTTGCATCAGGAACCAATCGCTGGAACCTGTATATGGCAGGTACGGCCAATAACTATATGGCTGGTAACCTTGGTATTGGAACGACTTCGCCAAGCCAAAAGCTAGTTGTTAATGCGGCTTCTGGTGCTGCTGTTTCGTTGGTTCAAGCCACGACTGGCAATACCGCATGGTTTAGCTTGCTGGGAAATGGTTCTACATTTTTATCTGGTGATTTTAATTTGTATCACGATGGCACTCAAGCGGGAATACGCATGGGAGCCTCCTTGCCAATGACTTTTGCAACGGCTAACACAGAACGTATGCGTATCGACTCCTCCGGCAACGTAGGTATTGGGACGACTTCGCCTTCTACAATTTTAACCGTTAATGGAACAGTGACGGCAACGTCATTTTCTGGTGCGGGTACCGGTCTTACGGGGACTGCGTCATCGTTAAGCATAGGTGGAAATGCCGCAACCGCGACGAATGTAACCGGAACAGTGGCGGTTGCTAACGGTGGAACTGGGGCGAATACATTAGCTGCCAATTATGTTCTTTTGGGTAACGGAACCAGCGCGGTTCAAACTGTTGCCCCAAGCACTTCTGGAAATGTGTTGACCAGCAATGGTTCAAGTTGGGTGTCTCAAGCACCTGCTGGTGGGCTTGGCATAGGGCAAACTTGGACAAACGTAACGGGTTCAAGAACTTCAGGAACAACTTATACAAATTCAACAAGTGCTCCCATAATGGTTGCTATAGCAGGAGGAAGCAACACTTTAAATTGGTCAGTAAATAGCATTACTTTTACCTCTAACACTACATCTTTTATGAATATTTCTTTTATTGTTCCTGTTGGTGTATCTTATTCTGTTACAAACAACTTTGTTACGTGGGCGGAACTTCGTTAATGCAATTCACATGGACATTCCCCCAGTTTATCGTGTCTCCCGTTTATGATGGCTTAACCAATGTGGTTACGGCAGTAAATTGGGTGTGCACTGGCACGGATGGCACAATCTCGTCATCTGCATCTGGTACAGCAAAACTAGGTACGCCTAACCCAGCTGAATTTGTCCCGTATGCTGACATAACATATGCAATGGCTTATGCATGGGTTGCTGGTTGTATCAGTATACCAGCGGTTCAAAATCAAATTTCTCAACAAATAACACAATTATCGCAACCCGTTTTGCAAACGCAAACAGCACCGTTTTAAGGGGCCATCATGGCGTTTGGCATTTTCAAGAGGGTATCATGGATCCATTTACCCTAATCGCTAGCGCAACGGCTTTATATAACACTATCAAGTCTGCCGTTGATGCCGGTCACGATGTCATGGAAACTGCCGATAAAGTGGGTAGCCTGTTTGCAAAGGTTGCTCAAGTCGTTCAATTGACCTCTGAACCACGGAAGAAAAAACTCTTCCAATCGCAAGCCGACTTTGAAGCGGAAGCGGTTAAAGTTTATACTGCCAAGGCAAAAGCCCAACAGATGGCGGCTGATGTCAAGAACATGTTTGTGAGCCAGTACGGCATGGCTGCTTGGACTGCAATCCAGAAAGAGGTGACTGAGATGCGGAAAGAAGCGGCTAGAGAGGCGGCGGCAGCCATGAAACAGCAAAAAGAAACACAGGAAGACTTAATTATGATAAGTAGCATCATTGGTTTTCTGGTAGTTGGTATTGGTATTATCGGCATAATTCTTATGATAACGGTGAAATAACATGGATCTTCTTAAAACATTCGGACCTTTGTTGGGTTCAGTTGCTCCAACCATTGCCACGGCTCTTGGCGGTCCAGTCGCGGGTATGGCGATAAAGGCTATATCGGGTGCGCTATTTGGTCACGACAATGGCACGGAAGAGGATATTACAACTGCTCTTGCAAATCCAACTGGCGATCAATTAGCGGCGCTTAAAAAAATTGATGCTGATTTTAAAGTACAGATGAAGTCACTTGACATTGATTTGGAACGCATTGCGGCATCTGATCGAGATTCGGCTCGTCAAATGGCTATCCAGACCCACGATTGGACTCCCCGCATTTTAGCCGTTGTAGTAATTTGCGCTTGGGTATTTATCCAATGGCATCTATTAAACAGCGTCATCCCTGACGTAATGCGGGAATTGATTGCGCGGGTTCTTGGAACGCTTGATGCGGCGTTGACTTTGGTTCTCTCGTATTATTTTGGCTCGTCGCACCAACATTCTCCCGCCCCAAAGGAATAGGCTGTGAAAGATAACTGGCTTCCATGTTTCTCTTTGATCCTTCGCAATGAAGGTGGTTTTGTAAACAACCCAAAAGATCCCGGCGGAGCAACAAATTTAGGATGCACCAAAGCCGTTTGGGAACAGTATGTCGGGCATCCCGTCACGATTGATGACATTAAAGCATTGACCCCCGCTGATGTAGAACCTCTGTACAAAACCAAGTACTGGGATACAATCAAGGGCGACGATCTCCCACATGGGGTGGATTATGCAGTCTTTGATTTTGCCATCAATTCGGGACCGTCCCGCGCCGCAAAAGCCCTTCAGTCGGTACTCGGTGTGGCAACAGATGGGTCTATCGGATCAGCCACGCTTGCTGCTCTTGAAAAGGCAAACCCTCGTGATGTTGTTACGTCCATCTGTGAAACTCGATTAGCGTTTTTGCAAAGTCTTGCGACTTATGATACATTTGGGCGAGGATGGTCTAAGCGTGTTTCAGATGTGGAACAAACAGCTTTTAACTTGGCTAGGTAATCATGGATTATAATACTTACGTCCAACAGATAGCTACAATGTCGGTGGTTCCCACAACTGATACCAATTATCAGATCATTTTGCCTCAAATGATTTCATATGCTGAATTACGTATGCAGCGCGACTTGGATTTTTTGTCTACACAAATTAGCACATCTGCCTATACATTTACATCTGGAAGCAACCAATTAACGCTTCCTACATCTCAGTTTATTGTGCCACAAACTTTTGAAGTGCTAGACGGATTTGGCAATTCAGCCCCGCTTTTGCCAGTTGCTAAAGAGTTCATACAAAATGTTTACGGATCGGGATCTGCAGCAGGTATACCTCAGTATTTTGCTCTTTATGGGGGCGATACTGCTACTACAGGTAATACAAGCCAATATATGATTGTTGGTCCTACGCCAAATTCTGGTTATTCAGTTCGTTTGACGGGCACTGTTCGTTCTGCCCCATTATCCGCTACCAACACTTCAACATTTATATCAACGTATCTTCCTGACATGATGATTATGGCGTCCATGATCTACATTTCTGCATACCAGCGCAATTTTGGCCGTCTAAACGATGACCCTGCTATGGCTCAAACATATGAAAGTCAATATCAAGCCCTAAAAGCTGGTGCTTTGGTTGAAGAAAATCGTAAAAAGTTTGAAGCAGCAGCGTGGACTTCCTATTCGCCTGCCCCTGTCGCCAGCCCAACGAGGTAAATCATGCCTCATACAACAATAAAATTAAAACCGGGCGTTGAGACAAATACAACTCCTTCTCTTAATGAAGCCGCTTATTCATCTTCTCAGTTGATTCGTTTTTTGCCAGAACGAAATGGTCTTGGCTTGGCTCAAAAATTGGGTGGTTGGGTTTCTTATTTTAACACAGCCATTGGATCAACTATTCGTGCGCTAAAAGGATGGTCTGATATTAACGCCGTTAACCATCTTGGGATTGGGGCGGAATCATCGTTAGATGTTTTGACGAACAATAATTTGATCAATATTACACCACAAACAACAATTACCAATCAAACGGCAAAATTTTCTACGACAAGTGG